ATAATCCGCACAATAGGCATGATGGTAGTAGGAAAGATAAGCATATATTAAAACATAAAGCTGGTCTTAACCTTAGAGTTTTCCAATCAGGTATGTTAAATGGTGCGACTCCGAGAACTAGGCCTTGGTTTAGTTATGGAACTTTAGATGAGTCAGTCAACAATGATACTCAAGCTAAAAGATATTTTGAACAATCTAAGAAAATAGTTAATAGTTATTTTCAAGCAGGAAATCTTTACCGAGTCCTATAAGGATCGTATAAGGATATAGGGCTATTCTCTAATAGTGCCTATGCGATGTTACCTCATCCTGACTTAGGATTTTATTTCTATCCTTTTGCTATTGGTTCATATTGTATTGCTTCAGATGCAGATGGAAACACTACAACTTTCTCAAGAGATTTCGGGCTATCAATTAGACAGGTCGTAGAGAAGTATGGGCATCTAAAGCCTAATGGCCATATTGATTGGGAAAATTCACTGAGCCCATATATTAAATCTCTTTGGGATGCAGGAAAATATCAAGATGAACTTATTTTATCTAATGTTATCCTCCCTAATAAGAAGCCTAAAGAGAACCCTTTATTTTCTATGGATAAAAGATTTCAGTCATACACTTATGTAAGTGGTGGTGGGAGTAATGTTCCTAATCAAGAGAGAATGGGATTTGCTCAGCAGAACAATCCTAATGAGCGTGGCGGAAAAAATAGATTTCTAAGTGTTAGAGGTTATGATTATTTCCCTGTGATTGCTCCTAGATGGGAAGTTCAAGCTGAAGAAGATTGGGGTATTGACGGCCCTTCAGAAATGGCTCTTGGATATGTAAATGCTCTACAGGAAAAAGAGAGATACAGACTCGAAGCTATTGCAAAAATCGTTAAGCCGCCTATGATGGGGCCATCACAATTGAGAAGACACCAAGCCTCTATACTTGCAGGAGGTATTACATACTTCGACGAGGGTGAGCAAGGTACTTTTAAAAGAGTGTTTGACCTAGACCCTAAACTTAATGATCTTCTTGTTTCTCAGTCAGAGGACGAGAGGGATATTGATACTTGTTACTTCAAAGATTTATTCTTGATGCTTGCAGGAGAGAGACCAACTTCTCATGTTACAGCAGTTCAGATTCAGGAAATGGCAGGCGAGAGATTGTCAGCTATCACCCCTATATTAGGACAGCTTGACCAAGATCAGAATGGGCCTCTAACAGAGAACGCTCATTATATTCTACATAGTCAAGGTAGATTACCTGAGCCTCCTAAGATCCTAAAAGGTAAGCCTCTGAAGGTTGAATATACTTCGGCACTTGCTCAAGCAGCTAAAGCTTCACAGATGAAAACTATCGAGAGAACTGTTAATTTTACAGCTTCTCTTTCACAAGTTCTTCAAGATCCTTCAATACTTCAGATGCTAAATAGTGAAGAGCTTCTAAGAGAATACTATAGTAATGCAGGACTAGAGCCTTCTCTATATCGAGACAAAGGTGAGTTCGCTCAGATCAAGCAGGCAGTAGCTCAGCAACAAGCTCAAAGAGAAGCAGCACAGGCGGAAGCTCAAAGAGCTGAGACAGCTAAGACAATGTCTCAAGCAAAACTCGGCGAGAACTCTATGCTTGACAACGCTGTAGGATAGAGACATTATTAGTCTATGGGTAAAGCATTAGAGAAAATAGAGCTTAGAAAAATTTTACAGGAGAACGAAGACATAGACGCAGTCATGTCAACTCCTCAAGGTCGCCGATTCGTATGGAGACTTCTAAAATATTGTGGAATTTACCAAGACATAAGCGTAAGTGAAACTAACGAAGTTATGAAAAAACTAGGTAAGAGACAGGCTGGACTTTTTGTTCTCGGTATATGTTCTGAAAGACCTAGCGACAGTGTTTTTAAAATGATGAAAGAGGCGGAAGCTTCTACACTTCAGGAGGAAAAAGAATATGAGCAAGCAGACACAATCGAAAGAGGAACCGAAGACACCACCAGTGACGGACACTACGGAATCACCGAAGTTGCCAGAGGGGCAAGCGTCTTCATCTGATACAGATATTAATAAAGATTTTCTAAACGACGAGGGTGACAACGATGAACCTAACGAAGATGATGGAAACAATACTCCTCCTGCTGATGATGTGGATGGGGGTGAAGACGATAACGATTCTGAAGACGATAAAGGTGGAGAGGACGATCCTGCCACTGAGCCAGAAGAATATGAGATAGACTTTGGAGAGGATACAGTTTTAACCTCAGAGGATCAGGATAATGTTGCATCCCTTATCAGTGATATGGGGCTCAACCAAGATCAGGCCAACAAAGTCGTCGATGCTCTCAACAAACTTTCTGTTAATGGTTCAGCATCTAAAGCAAGTAAGTATGAAGCTCAGATCAAAGAGGATCAGAAAGCTCTTTTAAGTGATGAGAACTGGAAGACTCCTGAAGCACAAAAAGAATCAGGAAGGTTAATGAGATCAGCTATCGACTCTTTTGGGACTCCTGAGCTACTAGGATATATGAAATCTAATAGGGCTGATAATGTGCATCTAATGAACTTTATTAGGAATATTGGGGCAGCAATGCAGGATGATAGCTTTGTTGGAAAAGGTAAAGGTGGTGATCCGCCAAAAGAGACAACTATTGAGGAGAGAATGTATCCTCAGTTTTTTGACAAAAAATAGCTTGACACGAACCCATACCATGCCTCATCATAATAATTGACGAGTATGACGTATCGTTTAACAAGGACGGAATAAATATGGCAATTTTATCAACAGGAAGAGTAACTCTCCTAGACGTAGCAAAGATGCCTAACGCGAAAGATGTGGCTGACGTTATTAATCTATTAGTTCAATATAATCCAATTTTAATGGATGCTCCTGCTTTGGAGTGTAATGATGGAACTAAGCATAAGACGACTATGCTAACTGGATTGCCTTCGGTAATTTGGGGTGCGTTGTACCAAGGTGTACAAGCAAGTAAAGCTTCTCGTCAACAGGTAGAAGACACTACTGGTTTCATGGAATCTGCTTCTGAAGTAGATACTAGAATGGTAGACTTCATCGAAGATGCAAAAGAAAAAGCGAGTATCATGCTTCAAGAAGCTGATCCGCATTTAGAAGCTCTTGCACAAGAAGCTTCTTCAGCAATTTTCTATCACGATTCAAGAATTGATCCAAAGAAACCAATGGGCTTTGCTCCAAGGTTTAGTGACACTTCAGCACAAAACGGATCACAAATTGTTTTAGGTGGTGGTGCTGGTGCAGATAACACTTCAATGTGGATGATTACTTGGGATAGATCAACTAACCATTTAATTTACCCTAAAGGTTCTGCCGGTGGTATTGAAAGAAAAACTAGAATGGATATTCCTACACAAGATGGTGATGGAAATACTTTCTTTGTTCACAGAGAAGATTTCAAGCAGCACTTAGGGATTTCAAATAGAGATTGGAGATATGTATGCCGAGGGGCAAACATTGATGTTTCTGATCTTTCAGAAGATGCTTCGACAGGTGCAGATATTATCTCAGTTCTTACTCAGATGTATTACAAGCACGAAGGTCGTAGAGCTAAGAAGGGAAGCACATACGTTTATGTGAACCCAACTATCATGGAATATCTTGACTATCAAGCAAGAAATGTTCCTACGAATCTTCAACTACAATTTTCAGAAACAGGCGTTAATGCTTCAGAAGTATTGAAGTATAGAGGCATGGGAATTAGAGAGTGTGATGCACTTCTAAACTCTGAATCAGTAGTTTCATAATAAAAAATTTGTCGGAGGAAAAGACATGATTTTAGATAAAAACTTAATTCTCTCAGACAGCCAAGCAGTTACGGCTTCAGCAGCATCTACAGACTCTATTGATTTAGGGGCTGAAGGTTCAACTGGTAGAGGCGTTGCAATCGCTAAGAGGCTAGGTCTTGAGAAGATACCTTTTCTCGTTCAAGTAGTAGAGGCTTTTGATAACCTTACATCACTTGAGATCATCATTGAAACTGATGATGATAGTGCTTTTGGTTCAGCAAAAGAGCTTCACTCAGAGACTATCCTACTAGCTGATCTAGTGGTTGGGCGAAAGCTTAGCTACAATATCCTTCCTACGAGAATTAGAGAAAGATATCTTAGAGTTAGATATGTAGTAGTAGGGACTGCACCAACTGTAGGTCAAGTATTCGCAGGAATCGTAGCCGATGTTGATGGTTCACTAGGTAGTGACGAATAGCATTTATAACTTTTAGGGAGTCAAGATGAGTGAAAGTAAAATTGAAAAGCTTGAAAAAGCTAAAAAAGAATTTGCAGATAAAAAACTAAGAAAGGCTGAGCTTGAAAAATCTCAGTCTTTTGTAAAGAAGTATTTTAAAGGTCT